AGCCACACGGCCGTGAGGCTCGTGAGGTCGCTCACTTCCCCGAGGTCGATGCCGAGGTAGCACGGCAAGCCGATGAGTCGGTCGTCTTCGACCGCATTCATGCAGTCATCCCAGTCCGACATGCGAACCCATCGCACGTCGGCGGTCACGTGCTGATTCAGGTGCAGCGTTCGGAACGGCGTTTCGTAGGACGGTTGCTCTTGGGCTCGCTTGCACTCTTCGGCGATCCATCGCTCTTGAAGCGACGTTCCGAGCGACGGATTCGCCGTCATCCACGCCTCGGGCGTTCGCCAGTCCATCGACTCCGGCGCCTCGTAGACGACCGGAAGATATGCGGGATTCTCGATGATGCCGTCGCGGACCTTGCATGCGTAGTCGTACTGATCCCATTCGAGCGACTCTCGAAGCGTTCCGGCCGTCGTGATCGACACGAGGAGCGGGGACATGCGCGCGCCCATCGAAGTCTGGATCGCTTCCCACAACTCTCGGCGATTCCCCATGGCGTGGATCTCGTCGCCGATGGCGAACGACACGTGCAGGCCGTGCGCCGTCGGCGCGTCGCTGCTCATCGCTGCCCAGACGCCGCCGAGCGACGGCGCGACGATTCGATTCTGATAGACCTCGACGCGCGACTCGAGCTCGGGCTCGGCGCGAATCATCGTTCGCGCGCGCTCGAACACGAGCTTCGCCTGCTTTCGGTCGGCAGCGAACGACACGACCTCGGGCGTCGGCTCATCATCAGCGAGAAGGTGATACAGGCCGAGCGGCGCGAGGAGCTCCGTCTTCCCGTTCTTTCGCGGAATCCAGATCCCGCATTCTCTGAATCGGCGGGTCCCGTCAGGGCGCGACCACCCGTACAGGTTGCCGATTACGCCGCGCTGCCAAGGAAGTAGCCGGAAGGGTTGCCCTGCCCATGTTCCCTTCGCGAAGGTGCAGAGACCTTCGATGAATCCGATCGCATGCTTCGCTGCGTTCGCGTTCCATATCGCGTCGCCGCGCGTCGCGATCGCGTCAAAGCCCGGGATCGTGTTGAACGCCTCCGGCGCCCACGGATCAGGCGGTCGCGTTGCGCGAGAAGTACGACGCTTTGCCATTGTCCTTGACCTCCGGGAGTGCGATGAGGCGACCGCGCGCGGACGGCGTGAGACCGAACTCGGCGAGCATGCGTCGTACGTTGAGCGCGAGTTCCATCTGCATCGCGGAGTACGGCGAACGTCGGAGCATCTTCAGCGAGCCGTCGGGGTTCTTGACGGGGTAAACGTCTCCGTACTGGTTCAGCATGTCGGTGGCTCGACGGTAACGCGACCATGCCTCGCAGAGCACCGCGAGCGCGAAGCCGTCTGCTTCGGTCAGCACGCGCATTCGCTCGAGGATCGGAACCAACTGATCCCACGCCTTCGTGCCTTCTTCGTCGAGCCACGTCGGGCGCTTCGGTCGCGTTGTGGTCGGCGTTGGTTCACCCTTACGGGTGCGAGCACGCCAACTCCCGGAGAGCTTCAGCATCGCGGTCGGCTTCGGAGGGGGTCCACTCATCGGGTCTTCTCGAGGATAGTCGTGCGGATATGCGCGGCGATAGCCTTCATCAGCAACGGCGGCACCGTGTTGCCGAGTCGCTCGGCCGCGTTCGTGTAGTCGTCTCCGAAGTCGAACTCATCAGGGAAGGAGCTGAATCGCTTCAACTCGGCGATCGTGAACGCTCGGCGCTCTGCCCAGTGCATCAACCCATACATGCCGAGCTGCCCGAGGCTCTTCGTCACGGTCGGGCATGGGCGCATCGGGTTCACGCGCACCCCGTTGAACCCGACTTTCAGGCCGATCTTCGTGAGGTTCTGCCCCGGCTTCAGGAACTCCCACATGCTGTACGCCTTGCGCGTGTTGCCGATCTCGATCAATCGCGCGACTTCGGCTTCGTCCAGGCGCAGTCCTTGTACCGCGGCCGCGGCGGATACTGGTGCATGCGTCGGCGCAGGATGCGTCGGATCGATCTCGAGGTCTTCTCGCGCGCCGATGAAGATCATGCGCACGCGCGACTGCGGAACCCCGTAGTCGGCGGCGTTGAGTTTGCGCGCGGCGACTCGGTAGCCGCTTGCCTTGAGCTCGCGCAGGATCTCGGCGAACAGGATTCGCATCTTGCCGACAACCATTCCGCCGACGTTCTCCATCACGAACGCTTTCGGCCGGAGCCCGCGAAGCAGTCGGACGTACTCCCGAAAGAGTTGATTTCGCTGGTCCTCGATGTTCCTTCGCCCCGCGATGCTGAATCCTTGGCACGGCGGCGACCCGTCGAATATGTCGAGTTCGCCGGGCTTCAACCCGATTCGCGCGAGCGCGTCCTCGACCGAGAGGTCGGCGATGTCCCCATGGAACAGGTCGGTCCCGGGATGGTTCGTTCGGTAGATCGCCGCGGCGCCATCGTCCCACTCGACGGCGAGTCGCACGTTTCCTCTGGCGAGCTTGTACCCAAGCGATGACCCGCCGCATCCGGCGAAGGTGCTCACGACCGAGAATGGCTTCACTTCGGCCATCGGTGTCCGCACTCCTTGCAGCATCGCCACTCGACTTCGTCCGCAACGGATTCGTCGTACGCCTCGCCGAGCGTCGCGAGCGGCGCCTGCGCCGCGGCCGCGAGCAGCGCCTCCGTCTCCTTCTTCGAGAAGCCGGACCCGGCGAGCAGATCAGGATCCGACGCCGCGATGCTCGCGAGCGTGGATCGAAGGACCGCGTCGTCCCATTTCGCGAGGTCGGCGGTTCGGTTGTCTGCGATGCCATAGGCGGCGGCATCGTCCGCGCTCAGCGTCGAACGAACGATCCATACCCGCGGCATCTTCAGGCGCATCGCGGCCGCGAGCGTTCCATGCCCGGCGATTACCTCGAGCTCGGGCGTCACGACGATCGGCTTCTGCTGCCCAAAGAGTTCGAGGCTCTTCATCATGGCGCGAATGCTTCGCTCGCCGTGCGCTCGAGCGTTCGTTTCGCTGAATCGCAACTCGTGCGGATCAATCGTTTCCGGCGTCATCAGTATTCTCCTTGATCTCTGCCCCGCACTGCGGACAGGTCTGCGGCTTCGGCTTCTTGCTCGCCGCTTCCTCTTCGATTCGCTGCGCGAGTGTGGTAATGCTTTCCACCGCCCCGGACTCGAATCCGGTCGCGAGCGTCAATCCTTCAGGCAGTTGCTCGAGCGCGAGGGCGAGGGCTTGGTAGTCCCATTGGCTGAGTTCGCCCGTCCGGTTGTCGGCGATCGCGTAGGCGGCGGCGGTCATCCCTTCGAGGTCGGTTTCGACTACGTCGACTTCGGTCCACCCAAGCGAGCGCGCCGCGGCGAGCGTCCCGTTCCCGGCGAGGATCACTCCCCGGGTATCAACGACGATCGGCTTCTGCTGCCCGAATGCCTTCAGACTCGCCGCGATGGCGGCGAGGTTGTCGGCGTCGTGCGTCCGCGCGTTGTTCGGATCGGGCGTAAGCGTGTCGATCGGTCGGCGGTGGATCTTCATCAGCGGAAGGGCGATGGGGGTGCGTTCCTGCCCGGCGCGGCCGGGAGGGGGGGAGGGGGAAAAGGGGGGCAACCCGGGAGCGCGCGTTTGTGGCGGCGTGGCCTCGGTGTCTGCGCCGATTTCGCGGTTTCGGGACGGGGTACCCGGTCAGCGGGTAGGACGCCCCCAGAGGCGCCCGGCTCCGGCAGGGGCCCCGGGTCGTCCTCTCGGCGCCGACGCAACGTGGCGGCTCCTAGGGGCCGCGTCGGGTCGTCTAGCAGGGCGCGCAGGGTGGCGTCGAATCGGGTGGCGGCGAGACAGGCGTCACGCTCACGCTCGGGGTCGAGTCGCCTTCCCCGAATCGCGTCCATGCAGGCGTCTACCCCGGGATGCAGGATCAGCAGATCGACCCCCGGCGTCGTCATCAGATCGAGCGCCGAGGTCAGGTCGCTCATCAGCACCCATACCCTTCCCTGCACGTGACCATCAATAGCGGCGCCGATGATGGCGTCGCGCACGCGCCGGAGGACAGGCGCGAGCATCAGTCCCTCGGCAGACCATGGGGCGAGGCACGAGCACGCGCTCACGAGCGCGTCGTAGTCGTAGATCAGGTCGTTCCCTGCGAGGTGCTTCCGGGCGAGCGTCGTCTTCCCTGCACCGGGCGCACCCGCGAGGATGGTGATGCGAGGCGCCCATGGTCCTCGCTTGCTCGCTCCGTTGGCGAGGTCGCTTGAGGTCTTGCGATGGTGACAGGCGCGGCAGAGCGGCTGCAGGTTGTCGGGGGTCGAGGTTCCCCCATCCATGAGGGGGCGAATGTGATCGACGCAGACCGCGGGGACCGAGCGTCCGCTTGCGAGACA